AAGAGTTCCAAAAAGAACTTACAGAAAAAGTTGACGGTTATCTTACTTATGTTGTAGAAGAGTGGATGAAGGAAAATGAATTGGCAATCGAAAGAGGAATTCGTTCCGAATTGGTTGAAGATTTCATGTCTGGAATCAAAACCCTCTTCACAGAACATTACATCGACATTCCTGAAGAGAAAGTTGACATGGTTGACGACTTATTCACAAAAGTTGAAGATCTTGAAACCTCTTTGGATGAAGAGATTAATCGTGGAGTAGAACTCCAAAAAGAATTGGCTCAGTTCAAAAAAGATGATGCCCTTAAACAATCAACTAAAGATTTGGCCGATACTGATTCGGAAAAAATCGCTAAGTTGGCCGAAGGAATTGAATTTGAGAACACCGAGCAATACATTGAAAAACTAAGTGTCCTTAAGGAAAGTTATTTTCCAAAAGCAGACTCAGTTACATCAGAAATTACTGAAACTGATGAAACCATCGAATTGACTGAAGAGAAATCTCCAGTAAAGGTTGATGAATCTATGAAACATTATACATCAGCGATAAAACGCTACAATACTTAATTTTAAACCTTATAGGAGAATAATATGTACCTAGCTGAAGACCTTCAGAAAAAGTGGGGTCCTGTTCTTGGTCACGAAGATCTCCCTCCGATCAAAGATAACTATCGGAAGGCCGTAACGGCAGTTCTTTTGGAAAACCAAGAGAAAGCCATGCGGGAGCAAGCCCATCAAGACGGTGGAATGTTTGGAAATCTTCAAGAAGCAGCTCACGCTAACAAGACCGGCGGTAACGTTGACACCGTTGATCCTGTTCTAATTTCGTTGGTTCGTAGAGCCATGCCTAATCTCATCGCTTATGATGTTTGTGGAGTTCAACCGATGACTGGTCCTACCGGACTGATCTTCGCTATGAAGTCTCACATCACATCTCAGGCTGGTGTTGAAGCAGCAGACTCTGTTGAAGCCGACACATCCTTTTCTGGTGCCGGAACACATTCCGCCAACAGTAACCCCGCAGATGCTAGTATGACTACTGGTACTGGTACCGCAACAGCAACACAAGAAGCTGATGTTACAGTATCCGAAATGGCATTCGCAATTGACAAAGTAACTGTTACCGCTAAGTCACGTGCACTCAAAGCTGAGTACACAATGGAATTGGCACAGGATCTTAAAGCTGTTCACGGCTTGGATGCTGAAACAGAATTGTCAAACATTCTGTCAAACGAAATTTTGGCTGAAATTAACCGCGAAGTTATGAGGACTATCTACACCAACGCAAAAACTGGTGCAGCTCATAACACTACAACTGCAGGAACTTTCGATCTTGATACCGATTCTAATGGCCGTTGGTCAGTAGAGAAGTTCAAAGGGTTGATGTTCCAGATTGAACGTGAAGCAAACGCAATTGCTAAAGATACTCGCAGAGGAAAAGGTAATGTTCTCATTACTTCTTCAGATGTAGCATCTGCATTAGCAATGGCCGGACAACTTTCAGGCGCACCTTCCGGAAATAATTTTGATCCTGATGATTCTGGTTCCACAATGGTTGGAACTTTGAATGGTCGTTTCAAAGTTTTCGTTGATCCGTACGCCCCTTCTGCCGCAACTAACTATTTCACAGTTGGTTACAAAGGCTCATCTGCATATGACGCAGGACTGTTCTATTGTCCTTACGTTCCGTTGCAAATGGTTCGTGCAGTTGGTGAGAATTCATTCCAGCCTAAGATTGGTTTTAAGACTCGTTATGGTCTTGTTTCTAATCCTTTCGCGAATGAAACAGGTTCCGCAAATAACGGAGCTGGTTCCGGTGCACTTACAGCGAACGCTAACCGTTACTACAGACACGTTATCGTAGCTAACTTGATGTAATCCTTTTTTAAGGAAGACTAGAGTAATAGCCTCGGGCGATACAAGAAAAAAGGGTGGGCTTTTTGTCCATCCTTTTTTTGTGCTTACTAAATAGTAGTGTAATAATGGAGGTAGTGAAATGTATGAAGGAGCTGATGCTCAAGGTATAGATTCTGTTTTTGTACTAGGAAATGGCCCAAGTAGAAAAAACATTGATATCTCAAAATTAGATGGAACAGTTATAGGATGTAATGCTTGTTATAGAGATTTTACACCTGATGTGATTTGCGCCATTGATCCGGGAATAATGAGTGATATTATTGACTCTGGATATGGTGGACAATGTTATTTTACACATAATTCATGGAATCTGTTACCTGAAGCAGCATATGATTCTTTAGCAAATGGAACAGAACACACAACATATCGAAGATTTGATTCTGAATATTTTGTGTATATTTCAGGCCTTGATAGTGGAGTAACAAAAACTCAAAATTATATTATTTGGGTCCCTAAAGGAATGGAAGATAAGATAAAAAATATAGGTGAAGATGTTTTGGGGTGGTCTACAGGAACTTCAGCATTACACATTGCATGTCAGGATTTTACTTGTAATGATTATGAAAAAGTTTACTTATTAGGTTTTGATCATAAAAAAGATGAATATGATAATCTTTATGCCGATACCAACCACTATTTTAGTAAAGATAGTAAAATTAGTGATGGTTATATACATGAAAACGGAACTAAAACTGTAAGACAAGGTAATGAAAATACAACGGGATGGATAGATGTACATAAAAGTTGGACAGATCAACTCTATAAAGTTATTGAAAAACATCCTGCGGTACAGTTTATTTGGGTAAATTATTGTGGAGATGATTTTCCAAAACTACCAAATTTATTTTCAAAAGATGAAAAGGAACTATGGCAAGCCTAGCACAACAACCTAAAAATATTAATCCTTTAGCAGATGTCCAATTTAAATTTGAAATTGCTGCATTGCCAGGCACCACGTTTTTTGTTCAAACTTGTAATTTACCAGGTATAGCATTGGAAGCACAAACTATTGGAGCTCCCCGAATTCAAAATTTTTCTCGTTATACTGGTGTTGTAACTTATGAGCCACTTGATATAGGTTTTATGATTGATGAATATTTGAAAAACTGGCAAGAAATATATGAGTGGATGATTGGTAAAGAATCCAAATACACAACTGCAGTATTAACTATTTTAAGTAGTTCTATGAATCCTACGATGGAAATACATTTCAAAGAAATATTCCCCACTTCATTATCAGCAATATCATTTGATAGTACTACAACAGACCCAGTATATCAAATTGCAACAGTTAGTTTTAACTATACAGAATATATTATTAAGAACCTATTGAACAATTAAAAAATGAAACGTGATTTTGTAGAATTGTTATGGTTATTCAATTCCCCTAGAGAAACAAGAGAAATTATACGATTAGACTTGCAGGAAGCAGGACTATTGTACAAATATGCTTCTCAACAATGGAAAACAATGCCAAAGACAAGAGAAGGTAATATCATATTAGAGATTGGTCGATATTGGGGCGGAACACTAATGTTACTTGCTATGGCAACCCATGACTCTAAAGTAAAAATTATTTCTGTTGATGTTGTTGAGGGTTGTCATGATCCTGATGTTGATGATTGGCTGAATGAATATGAAGAAAAAGAAAGACTAGATATTAGGACAGATAATTCGTGGGCAATGGAAAATGTACCATTGTCTATGTTATTTGTCGATGGTGATCATTCATACGAAGGAATTAAAAGAGATTTTATTCATCATTGGAATTATTTGAATGGTCCTTGCTTAGCACATGATTATGGTGATCCAACATGTGAAGGTGTAACTCGATTTATAGATGAGTGGATCAATGATGGTTATGCTGATGGAATTGAACAAGCGGGCACAATGGTTGCCCTCAAAAAATTGAAAGATTATGAAATTTGAAGAAATACAATATCAATGGACACTCGATTGTGTAATGGATGAAACTGAACTATCTCAAGAATCCATAAAAATCCCCCAATTACATAACAAATATTTAATTTATTATTCCAACGAAAAATTAAAATTTAAGGAAATAAAATATCTATTTGCTGGCCTTGTCAGAAGAAAAAGAGATTATTATAGTGGAAGAATGACTGCGGAAGAATTAGAGATGGCAGATTGGGAACCATTTCAATTAAAATTACTCAAAGCAGATGTACAAGAATATATAGAGGCGGATGATAATGTA